TATACAGACAAAAAATGCAAACCAATTCCTGCAGGATTTATGGTAGATCCTGAGGGAATGCTTCGTAAAGAAAATGGTGCTTCAATCGATGAAGAAGGTCTTCGTGATTGGTTTGGAAAATCTAAATCAAAAGATGGAAAACCTGGGTGGGTTAATGTTGTAACGGGAGGCACCTGCGCTAGTGACGAACCTGGTGAAGGAACTCCAAAGTGCGTCTCTTCTGCAAAGAGAGCAAGTATGACTAAAGCAGAAAGACTATCAGCAGCGAGAAGAAAAAAAGCAGCAGACCCAGGACAGCAACAAAAAAGTGGTGCTGCAAAACCAACATATGTTTCAACTGATAACCCCAAGAAAAAAATGAACGAAGCAAAAGTAAGAGATCACGAATACTCAATGGCACGTTCTGAATTATCTACAATTGTGAACGCTGCTAAAAGACTTCAAAAGAAAATGGCGAAAGGTGAAGGTGACGTTGAAGCGTGGGTTCAATCAAAAATCACTAAAGCTGCAGATTACCTAGATAGCGCAGCAGATTATGTTGATAGCGGAGAAATGAATAAGGAGGAAACAGTATTAGAGGCTGAGGGTAAGAAAGATGCTTGCTATAATAAGGTAAAGTCAAGATATCGCGTCTGGCCCTCTGCATATGCCTCCGGAGCACTTGTTAAGTGCCGTAAGGTAGGTGCGGATAACTGGGGAAACAAATCAGAGTCTGTGACGATTGAGGACGCCAATGGTAATCCCTATGTTGAGTTCACCGATATTATTCAACCAGATCCAATCAAATCACCAAAAGGTATTGTGGATAGAATTATTGATGAAGAAGGTAAGAAGTGTTGGCCTGGTTATGAGAAAAAGGGAACTCAAAAGTTATTTGGAAAGACTTACAATCGTTGCGTGAAGAAAGAGGAAAAAGAAGAAGAAGAGTGTAGTCATACACACAAAGGAGATGATTGTCCCATTCACGGCAAAAAAGAATGTCCTTCTGTAGTAGATGAGGCAGTTCGTATTCCAGCAAAAACTGGAAATATTGTTTTGATTACCATCAATTGGAGAGGAACATATTATTCAATGAAGATGTTCTTCCCACAAGTATCAAAACCAACTAGAAAAGAAGTTCAAGATCAAATAGAAAAAGTTTATCCTGGTTCTAAAGTTCAATATTATTTTGTAACAGATATCAAACCAGGAGAGCAATTTTTATATACAGAAGATTGGCAGAAAGTGAATCGTCAAGACAAAACCGATGGTCTAAGCCCCGCTGCAGTTAAAGCGTATCGTCGTGAGAATCCAGGTTCAAAACTTCAAACCGCAGTAACTGAAAAAAAACCAACAGGCAAAAGAGCAGCACGCCGTAAGTCATTTTGCCGCAGAATGAAAGGTATGAAATCTAAATTAACTTCAGCAAAAACTGCAAGAGATCCAGATTCAAGAATTAATAAAGCCCTCCGTCGTTGGAACTGTAACTAATGAAATCATTTAAAGAGTTTTTAACAGAGAGTGTTAACATTGCCGGAGACTTCAACGGCAATCTTTATATTAATGATTCCCAAACTCAACAACAACCAGTTGGAGAATCATTTGTTGCTGATGTAGTTTGGCAAGGAAAATTATATCGTATGGAGCTTATTGGAGATCAAATTCCAACGAGAGAGTCTCTTGGAGAACAAATCCAAAATGAATACCCAGGAGCAGTGGTTCATAACATTTATCCAGCACAATATAATCCAAATAGTGCGTTAAAAATTACAGGAATTAAAAGGTATCAACCAGAAAGATTAACTTGGAGTGATTAATTATGGCTCAGTGGAATAAAAATATACAAGATTATTTAAATCAAGAGAGGAGTTTGTTTGAAGTTAATATTTGTGCCGATAGATATGGTAATATCGATGGGTGCAATGGGACTGCAAGTGCTAATAGTGCTTTTGGAGAAAATATTTCTGTCCCAGTTACGCCTGTTTTACAATTAGACGGTTTATATGGTCTAAATTCTGACAGATTTGAGCTTTACACATCAGCGACTGGAGTCACAACATCAAATACTTTGATGACTGTAAAAACAGGAACTGGTGCAGGCGGATATGCAGTTATTCGCTCCAAGAGGGCCGTAAGATATCGTCCAGGTCAAGGCGCTCTCGCAAGATTTACTGCAAAGTTTGATGAAGGTAGAACTGGTTATACACAAAGAGCAGGATTTTTTACCCAAGAACAAGCTTTACAAGTTGGTTTTAATACGGACGGTAAATTTGGTATTCTTCGTGAAAATGGAGGTAAAGCACACATTCATAAGTTTCACATAACAAATGCTGCAACTGGAACAGAAAATATAACAGTTACTCTTGCGGGAGTTGCAAAAACTGTTTCAATTCCATCAGGAACAACAACTCAAAATACAACTGGAATCGGAACTAATACATTTCCTGGATGGGTGGTAGATTATAATGATTCTGACGTTATTTTTCTATCAGAAAGTGTTGGACCAAAAGCAGGAACTTTTTCAATTGCAAGTTCAGGAACTTTAGTCGCAACATCAACAACAGCACAAATTGGAGTCGCTCACTCAGACACTTGGGTTTATCAGGATGATTGGAATTTTGATACACTAACTGGTGTTGGGGGAACTGTAAATCCATCGGGAGTCACACTCAATCCACAAAAATTAAATGTTTATCAAATTAATTTTAGATGGTTAGGTGTTGGTGAAATGAGATTTGCGATTGAAAATCCAATCACTGGTGATATGATGCCTATTCATCACATTCATTATAGTAATAAAAATGATGACGTTCATTTAGACAATCCATCACTTAAAATTGGTTATGTTGCTGCAGAAATGACTGGAAGCACTGGTTTAGGTGTAACAGTATCTGGTGCTTCAATGATGGGTGCAATTGAAGGTATTATTAATACAACTACTTTTCCAGTTGCAGTGTCTCGCTCAAAAACTGGAAATATGAATACCACAGATACAATCTATCATTTATTGACTCTTAAAGGTAATCTCATATCTAATAATAAAATTAATACGCGAGAACTTTTAATCAAAAGACTCACAGGAGGAGCGACTGCATCTGCATCTGCTCCGTGTTTTCTATATTTGTATATAAATCCAACATATTCAACACCTAAATTAGATTTTATTCCTATAGGAAATGCATCAGCATACTCCACTACTGACTCTACAATTACTGGCAGCACTCCAATCGCAATGTTTAATTTAGCCTCTGCATCTCCAGATACCTTTGATCTTGATAATTTAAGAATTGCTTTACCACCACAAACAAAATTTGCTATTGCAATTTCATCGAGTAGCGTCATACAACAAGCAGACTGTGCTGTAACATTTATTGAAGACTAAGGAGTTATATTATGAGTGAAAGTGTATATCTTGGTAATCCAAATTTAAAAAGAGCAAATACTCAAATTGAATTTACTCAAGAACAAGTTCTTGAATTTGTAAAGTGTCAGGATGACCCTGTTTACTTTGCAAAAAACTATGTCAAAATTGTTAATCTTGATGAAGGTTTAACTCAATTTGAACCCTATCATTTTCAGGAGAAGTTGATTAACAACTTCCACAAAAATAGATTTAATATATGCAAGATGCCTCGCCAGACAGGTAAGTCTACTACGGTAGTCTCATATCTACTTCATTATCTTATCTTTAATGATAGTGTAAATATAGGTATTCTTGCTAACAAAGCAGCAACTGCTAGAGAGCTACTTGGAAGGTTAGCAACTGCATACGAAAACCTACCAAAATGGATGCAACAGGGTATTATAGCGTGGAACAAAGGAAATATAGAATTAGAAAATGGCAGTAAAATATTGGCAGCTTCTACATCTGCGAGTGCTGTCAGAGGCATGTCGTTTAATATCCTCTTCCTCGACGAATTCGCTTTCGTTCCAAATCATATTGCAGACTCGTTCTTTGCATCTGTTTATCCTACTATTACTTCTGGTAAAAACACAAAGGTCATCATAGTTTCTACTCCACACGGTATGAATCATTTCTACCGTATGTGGCACGATGCAGAGAAAGGTAAAAATGAATATGTCCCTACAGACGTTCATTGGTCTGAAGTCCCTGGTAGAGATGATAAGTGGAGAGCTCAAACAATTGCCAACACTTCCGAACAGCAATTCAAAATTGAGTTTGAGTGTGAGTTTTTAGGTTCTGTAGATACACTCATTGCTCCAAGCAAACTTAAAAATTTTGTTTACGAACATCCTTTAAAAAGAAACGCTGGATTGGATGTTTATGAAGATGTTGAAGAAAACCACGACTATGTAATTACGGTTGACGTTGCCAGAGGAGTAAGTGAAGATTACTCAGCATTTATTGTTGTTGACATTACATCTTTCCCACATAAAGTTGTTGCCAAATATAGAAACAATGAAATCAAACCAATGTTATTTCCAAACATCATTTATGAAGTAGCAAAGAACTACAATGGAGCATATATTCTTTGTGAAGTGAATGAT